CCGAGAAATAGGAGGGCTTCCTGCCGCGTCAGAAGAGGCAGCACCTGAAGCGCCGCAAGGACGGCAGGTACTGCGCGGTCTTCATGGGCAAGCAATTCATGGCGTGGACGGAGGACGAAGCTCTCGCCATGCGCGAGGAGTACAAGCGCCAGCTCCAGCGTGAAGGTGCCATCCGCGAGAATCCAACGGTCAGCGAGTACGCGGAGCACTGGCTGCAGGATCACCGCGCAGGCATCCGCGAGGCAACACACAAGCGCCATGAAGCCCTCCTGCGCAAGCTGTGCGCGGAGATCGGCGACCTGTATGTCCGCGAGGTCAGGCCGTCCGACATCAAGCGCGTCTACTCTGTGCACTATGAAGGCGCGTCAGACGGTCACATCAAGCACGGGAGCGCCCTCTACAGGACGGTCTTCGAGTCCGCTGTTGATGACGGCATCATCCAGACCAACCCCGCGAAGGCATCCAGCGCAAAGCCGCATAAAGGCACGAGGGGCACCCACCGCGCCATCACACCGGAGGAGCGCCTACTGATCGAGACCGTTGCCACCGACCACCGCATCTACCCCGCTGTGATGGTGATGCTCTATGCAGGTCTGCGCCCGCAGGAGGTCAAAGCCCTCCGCGTGGAGGACATTGACTTCGACGCGGGCGTGATCCACGTACATTCATTCGTCCACAAGGCCAGCGGTAACCAGTACAGCGTGGACGAGACCGGCAAGACCGACAAAGCCACGAGAGACGTGCCGCTTTTCGCTCCCGTCCGGCAGGCGCTGCAGGGGAAGAAGGGCTATCTGATCTCCGCCCCGGACGGAGGCGTAGCATCCCGCACAGCATGGACGGACGCATGGGAGTCATACTGCCACCGCATCGAATGCCACATGAACGGCATGAGTACGCAGAAGTACACCCGCATGAAGAACAAGCCGCCGTGGAAGCGCTTCACGGTCGTCCCGTACGATCTCCGGCACAGCTTCGTCACATGGTGTCGCGACCATGATGTCGAGCTGCACACCTGCGTCCAGTGGATGGGTCACACGGACGCCCAGATGATCCTCCACATCTACGACGAGGTGACAGATACGCGCAGCAAAAAAGAGGCCGAACGCCTCGAAAAAATGCTGAATCATATGCAGCCGGATATGCAGACAGAATCCTGACCGTCTATGAACCTTATATCTACTGCATCGTAGACATATCCACTATCCTCCATACAGGAGAAGCGGGCTTGCCCGCGAACGACCCCGGAGAGCTGCCGTATCCACGCGATCACGGCGGCTCTCCACTTTTGCAGAAGTACGCACATATATGCAGAAATCCGCCTCTATCATATGCAGCCGGATATGCAGAAAGCCCGCCAGCGATATGCCAGCGGGCTGTTGTTCTGCCTGTCACCAGACGGGATTGTCCTTGCTCAGCTCCCACTCCTCGCCGAATTTGGCAAGATGCGCGGCCTCGTACACCGTGAAGAACTCCTGCTCCGTGCAGGGCGCAAGCTCCGCGTGAAGCCGCTCCATGATCTCATCGTCCATCATCTGCACGGCTGCTTCGAAGTCGATCTCCCGGCCTGCAGCGTTTGTAACCTTCACGCGCTCGCCCTCCTTAATGTCAACGTACACTTCGCAATCAGCGGCTGCATCAGGCTCCAGATACTGCTCCTGTCCGTCGTACCAGAACTCCAGCGGCTCCGTGCCGTGGTACGCTGCGAGAATCGCCCGCTTCATGGTCAGATAACCATAATCCTCGCTGCAATCGTCCGGAACGGGGCACTCTGCGTAGATGGTGAGGTCGCTGCTGATAAGGTAATTGACGCCGCCAGGGAAGTGGTTGCCAGTCCCCGCCTCGAATTGGATTTTCTTCATGGTGTTCTCCTCCTCTCACGTTTCCTGCGAATCAACGAGCCGGTTCCACAGCTCCGCGTACAGCTCAGGCGTCAGGCCGTCGGGGATGTCCCAGCCGTCGGCACGGTAGTTTTCCAAGTCGCCTGCCGCAGTTTCGATGTCCATGCGCTGAGTGTCACCGGAGTTCTGCCACAGGTCGCAGACGAACTCGCAGCAAGCCCAGCTCTCGCCGTCGTGCCAGATAGAACGAACCATGTATTCATCAGCCATTTTCGTGTTCCTCCTTTTGCTCCATCTTACCGCATCACGCGGTCTGTGTCAACTGCCGGGGACTTCACCCGCCCAGGCTCAGGCTTGTCTTCTTAGATGCGCTTCAGCTTCAGCCCCAATTCTTCAGCCAGTTCCTGCACCATCGTGAGCGTCTGGAACCAGAAGTCCGGCAGTCCTTTGTTCCCAGGCATCCACACGTTGTAGCCATAATTCGTCGGCGCGTATCTCAGGTACTTCATGCTTACTCCTCCTTTCTTTCAGCACTCGACCGTGATCTCACGGGCTTTCTCGCCCCAGAAGCCCTTAGCCCACATCTTGGCCAATCGGATGATGTCCGTGATGTGCTCATACCGGATGTCCACGTAGAACTCGCCCATGCTGTCGCATTTGACCATCATGAAGCATCCCGTGCCGCTTTTGGTCTGCTTCATAATGACTTCGCAACGTTCCGCGAAATTCTTGCCCCTGACGGTCATGATGGCTTCCAGCTTCTCCATATTGCTTACTCCTTTCTTCTGCCGGGAGACTTCAGCTACCCCGGCTCAGGCTTTGGTCACTCTCACTGAATCTGCTCAGACTTCCAGCACTGGGACTCTTCGTCGAAGTATACCATGTAGATGCAGACGTGGTTGCGGCAAGTCTTCCTGAACTTCTCCGCCAGAGCCTTCGCTCCGTCGAGGGTCTTCCGCTCGCCGTGGCGGATTCCGTTGTTGATCTTGTAGACGATGTACTTCATTGCTGCTTCCTCCTTTGCCCTCGTAACCTCCGGGGCGAGTAATTGTCACTTAAGCAAGGCTTTCGCTTTCCATCTTGTCTTCTTCGGCGTGACGGATCATAATCGCAAGCCCTTCAGCGGCCTTGGTCTTCATTTCCTTCGTAATCATCGTTCGTTCCTCCTTCGTGGTAGTTGCGGTTGGTGTCCGGGTAGACTTCCACCCTTCGTATGTAGTTTACTACTTTTAAGCCTAAAAGTCAACCACTTTTTGGCTTAGACAATCAAATGTGAGTTCACACAAAAAGCCCCGCCGGAGCGGGGTAGCCGTCAGTACAGCTTCTCCATGACGGCGCTGTACAACCTTGGCTGTATGATCTGGAGCGTGGTCATCAACTCATCGATGACGGGCCACACCTCATCCGGCTTCTTGCCGTTGACAGCACTTGCGAACTCACTGCTGCTGTCAATGTTGACGCTGTCCGGTGCTGGCGCGTACGAATACTGCGGGCTGGCATCCTTACGAGGGTACAGGTTGTCCATGATCGTGTAGTACGCCGCCAGCTTTATGCACGTGCCAGCATCCGGGCTGCGTCTGCCCTTGCATTCGGCGATGGCTGTCTCCAAATCCTGACGGGTAATCAACAGCCATCACCTCCGTCACATGGCTTCGATCTTGTCGATGAAACGCTGGAACTCCTGCCGGGTGCGCTCGTCTGGCGCGTCCTGCATCAGCTCCCGCAGCTCGCTAACCATGTCGCCATCACGGCTGTAGCCCTCGCGGGAATACCGGCCAGAGTACCGACCCCGGCTGTCGCGCCGCTGGGCATAGCTGCGATTGGAGCGACCCATGTTGCCGTTGTCATACGCGCCGCCCATGAAGTACGGATAGTGGCCGGAGTAGCCTTCCTCGTCCATCATGGCAATCGTCGCCTTGACGGACTTGATGGCATGGGTCAGCTTGTCGATATAGTCCACGTCACCAGCGGACAGCTTGCCGCCAGCGCTGCGGATTTTCTCATTGGTCTCCTGCACTTCGCGGGACAGCGTCTCGCAAAGCTCATGCAGCTCCTTGGTGTAATCCATCTTGCATCCTCCTTCCCGTCAGGCTACACGGGTGATAACCAGATTGGCGTTCTGCATCTGGATGACAGGCGTCGGCACCGTCGCCGGGTCTTCATCCGCCGACACGTACCGCACGGACAGCGTGAAGCAGCAGCCCCTCGGTACGGTGATGATCGCCGTGCTGGTTACGTTCCCGTAGGTATCGACCGCCGCCGGGACGAAGATCGCCCGGCTGGTCTGGCGCGGCTCGCCATTGACGGCCAGCGCAATGGCAATCGGTGTTACTGCGCCGTCCGTCGGAATTGCGATGTTGCCGTTGAAGGTCACCTGATACCTGGCGAAGCAATTCTGGGTCTGGCCGCGCAGGATAAAGATTCCCGTCTCGTCCTCGTGGTAGACACAGCCACGATTACAGGGAATGGACGCCGTGAAGATCGCGGGCTGATTCAGTGCAATCAGTTGTTCCGCATTGGCGAGATATTCTGCCATGCCAGCCCCTCCTTACATCTGCCCGCCGCAGCCGCAGCCAACGGGCTGACCGCCGCAGGTGAAGATGGGCGTCCGGCCATAGACCGGGGTGGTGGGAACCGGGCAGGAGTTCAGACGGTTGTACAGAGCGTCAACCTCGTTGGCAAAGCCCTGCTGGATGAAGGCGTTCTGCGCCGTCTGAGAAGCCTGCATAGCAGCCATGTTCAGCTGGTTCTGCAGACCAACGTTCTCACGCTGCGCCTGCGCGAGCTGGCCCTTCACGCCGTCGAGCTCCAGAGCGCACAGCTTGTCCAGGATGGCCTGCGTGCCGCGAGTCTGGGCGTCGATGATGTCGCGGGTGTTCTGCGCGGAAGCCGTGCGAGTCGCGCAAGCCTCGGTCGCCTCCGTGTACCGGAGGTCAGCGATCCCGGCATTCACGCCGTTGAAGCCCTGGGCGGTCGCAGTCTGGGCCGCGAAGCTCCGCTCGAGGTCGCTGATCTGGTTGGTGTACAGCTGCTGAGCAATGGCATTCTGAGCGCCGTTCACGGTGGCATTCACGCCAGCGAATCCTGCACACAGGCTATTCTGGACATCGCCGAAACCGGCGGTCACAGCATTCTGCAGGCCGCTGATCTGGGAGCCAAGCATCTGGTCACGGAAGCCGCCGTTGATCTGGTTGCTCTGATTCATCCAGGGATACAGATCGTTACCGCCGCAGAAACCGCCGCCGAAGCCGTTGTTCCAGCCGCCGAGCAAGATGAACAGAATCAGAATCCACCAGCCGTTGCCACCGAATCCGAAGCCATCCCCGCCGCCGTTGCC